CAGCGTCTCCTGCGGCGTGCCGTACTGTCCGTAGGCGTAGTTGGTGGTGTAGTCCATCGGCTTCTGGCCGGCGGCGGTCAGCCCCTGGTTGATGGACTGGTTGGTGGCCGCCACCCAGGCGTTCATGGCGGCGTTCGGATCGCCACCGGCCTGCTGCATGTACGCCTGCTGGGTGGCTTGCGACTGCTGGTACCAGTTGGAGCCGTCGACGGCGTAGCCCTGCTGTGCCTGGTTGGCGGGCGCCTGCGGCGTGTACATGCCGGTCACATTGGCCTGAGCCAGCGCCTGCTGCTGTTGGGCCGCGTTCATCTGGGCGTAGGCCTGCTGGGCGGCCAGCGTCTGCTGCGGTGCCTGGGTCGGCGGCGCGTTCGACAGCGCCATGAACTGCTCGTACGGGATGGTGACGGCCTGATTGGTGAAGCCCATCTTCGCCGCCTGGGCGAGGCCGACGCGCTGGATCTGGCCGTTCGGCTGAACGTAGCCGACCTGCTGGCCGTACTGCTGGGATTGTGGCGAGCTGGGGTCGAGCTGCACCCACGTGCCGGGCGAGTACTGCGACTGCGTCGGTGCGGTGTACTGGCCGGTGAGCCCGGCAGCCGAGCCTGCCTGATTGAAGTACTGGTTCTGCGCGGCCAGCGTCGGGTCGGTGTTGAAGCCGGTCAGCCCGGGGATGCCGCCGGCGTAGCCGATGGTGTTCATCACCGACTGCAGCGGCGTGCCGGCCGGCGGGATGGTCGCGCCGCCCGGACCGAAGGTGTACCAGTTGCCACCAGGTGCGTAGCCGTAGGCGTTGCCCAGCGACATGGCGTTGGTGAACGCCTGCTGCGCCTGCGTGAAGGCGAGCGCGTCGTTCTGATGGCTGAGCATGCCCTGCTGGTAGGCCTGCTGAGCCTGCTGCTGGGCCGCGGAGATGCCGGCCTGGTATGGCTGGGGGTTGAAGACGCTGGTGCCCAGGAAGGGGTTGTACAGGTCCGACAGATCCACCATGGGCGTGCTAGCTCACTTCCTGGGCTTGCCGATCCCCGGGAACTTTGCGGCCACCTTGCGTCTGACCGTGGCCTTCTCTGCGGGCGTGCCGTGCTGGCTCACCCGTGCCAGCGCATTCCTGGCATGGCTGGCATCCGGGATCGGGTACGACCCGGAGCCCTTGCCTTCCTTGCCCGCGCCCTTGCCGGGTAGCGCGAAGCTCGAGCTCGGTAGCCGCTTGCGCTGGGCGGCTTTCAGGATGGCCATCAGAACGATTTGCCGAAGCCGTGGCGACTCGGCAGGCCGCGGCCGAGTGGGCTCGGGAGCATGTCCGCGGCGTAGGGTGGCGCGCCCTCCGGTACGTCGAAGCACGTGCAGCGCGAGCGGACCGGGGTGTTGGTGTTGCGGTACTTCGGTCCGTCCTCGGTCTGCTCCGGTCCATTGATGGCGCCCAGGCCGATAAAGATGCTGGCGATCGCCGGGCCACCGGCGTACTGGCCCGGGCGCTTCGCGGAGTTGCCTGCCATACGTTCCTCCTTATCTGAACGGGCCGAGCGAATACGGCGGCGGGATCAGGCCGCGCATGCTCGGTGCTGAGGTGCCGACCTGCGGCCCTGGCAGGGCCATGCGGGGGGCGCGCTGGGCCATCGGTGCCCTGGCGACTGGGCCCGGTAGCCGCGGCGCGCCGCCGGGCATGGGGGGCATGCGCGGCACCGCCGGGTTCATGGCTTGGCGTGGAACCGAAGGGGTCGCGCGCGCGGACGGTCTCGCCGGTGCTCTAGGCACCGCGCGGACGTTCAGGCGTGGTGTCGGTGGCGACTTCGGCACGCTGACGCGTGGTGTGCGCGCGGTCGGTGCGGCAGCACGCGGGGGCTTCGCGACACTCCTGGAAGCGCGGGGAGCAGGCCCTCGAGCGGTGGCCATTATTTGCCGCCTCCCTTCTTCGGCGCCGACCGCACGGGAACACCGCGCTTCCGATCGAGCGCGTTGTCGCGCGCACTGCCGGGCTTGATCCCTGCGCGGCGGTCCGCCGCGGCGTCGGACTTCTCAGTCCACTTCTTCCCGGCCATGGTCAGAGCTTCTTGCTGTTGCCTTTGGTGGTCATGCCGCCACCTTTCAAGCTGCTGCCTGGTTCACTCTTCGCACCGGCCGAGCCAGCCTTGCTGGCATACGTGCCGCCGCCGCCGTTCCCGCCCGGTTCGCTCTTGGCACCCTTGCTGCCGCCGTTGTTGGATCCTGCGTAGGCCATGTCTTCTCCTGCTTCAATCTACTCCCTGATGTCTACGCTGCCGGCAACTGTGGCGGCGGGGGTGTTGGCCCCAGCGGGCTGGACGGGGTGCCTTCCGGTGGCGCCGGCAGCTTCAGCCACGGGTAGGCATTGATCACAGCTCGATACACCGTCCTGAAGCCGATCGGCCCCAGTCGCTGCAGCTCCGCGTTGCGCCCGTTCTCGTTGGGCGTGCCGTCGGGATTGAACAGCTGGCTCGAGTAATAGGCGAGCTTGGAGGCCTCCGAGATCGGCGCTGCGAAGGGGGCGACGCCCTGGGGCGAGAACGCGATAGCGAGCTGCGTCGACATATCTTCGAGCCATTGGGCTAAGTCAGCAGCTATGAGGTCATAAACCTCGACCCGCTGGCCGGCCACGCTAAAATCGCCCCATCAATGTGCCCCCGCGTCGCGTGAACGACCGGGGGCTGGCATCACGGAGGTTCCCGCAATGCCTGTCCAGCTTATCTGTGTTCAGTGCGGCGTCGAGTTTTCGGTGCGTGCATCGATCGCTTACCGTCGTCGCTTCCATTCGATGGCGTGCAAAACCGCTTACAACCGCACCTTGCCAGCGGTGCTTGCCCGGATCAATAAGCGTGCGTATCGGGTGGGCCCATGTTTGCACAGTGGCCGGCGACCAGCGGCCACCGGGTACGCGGGTACCTTCGTCGGAGGTTATGGGCAGATTGACTTGCACCGGTTGATCTATATGGCTGCGAACAGGTTGACGTTTGAACAGATGCAGACAGTGCCTGTGGTGCGCCATGTCTGCGATAACCGCTGGTGCATTGAGCCGACGCATCTTCTGGCAGGCTCGTATCTGGACAACATGCAAGATGCACTCGAGCGTGGTCGTTGGCCCTGGCGTTGGGTGAACTACGGCGAGCCGATGAGTCGTGGTCGTCAACCCGCCCCCATCGCATTAGGCATTGTTGGACTCGCTGGCTGACCTGGGAAAGATCCCGGACCAGGCCCACCCGGACCACCGGGCGGCGGCATTCCGTACCCGGGTGACGGTACTGGCTGAGGCGGCATTCCCCCTTGACCGCCGCCGACACCCGGCCCACCCGCTGGTGGGTTGCCGACCCCCGCTGGAACGACACCGGCCATTTCCTGGGGGGTGGGGCCGGGTGTATTCATTTGCGCGGCGAGAATAGTTCCAAGTTTCTGAAACGTTAATTCGAGGAGCTTCTGCTGCACCGGGCCGGACTGCTTCATGTTCTGCAGCAACCACGACTTCTCGACCTCGTCGGGATTGGCCCCGGCATCTCTGCAGGCCTGCTCGTAGGTGATCAGCTTGAGCTGCATCTTCTCGCCGATGGCGCGTGTGGCGACCACGTCATCGGATGGTGTGCTGATGTCCAGGCGGATGATGTAGCGGTGCACACCGCCGAGGTCCTCCGGTCCGATGCCGATCCAGCCCGCACGGGTCTGGCCCGCGTATCTCCCGCGCGAGGCTGGCGGCCGCTCCTCGGCGAAGGCGTACACCGTCTCGCCGATCCTTCGCTCAATCAGCCAGGACTCGAAACCAGTCCTGTCCGCGAGAGCCTGTGAGACGTTGCCCACAATGGGGTCCCACTTCAGGCGTGCCAGAAACGCCTGCTGATTGAGCTGGTAGCCGGACTGGGCGCCCGCGGCACCGCCGCGGATGACCTCCGGTTGGGCCATCATGGCCATGGTCTGGGCGTTCTGCAGCACCTTGTCGAGGTCGACGCCGGCCTTCGGCTGATCGATGGGCGCGATGTCGTACGGGTAGACCATGCCCGGACGGATTTGCTGCGCCGCGTCGGTGTCGCGGTTGTCGTTGGCGTACGGTCCGACGCCGCCCTGGATACCGGGCACCTGGCCGGGTGGCTGGGTGCGCTTGAAGGCCGGCCAGCCGGTCAGGAACGCCGAGTTGCCCTGCATCGTCAGCAGGCTGTCGATCAGCGGGAACAGCGCCAGGTAGCCGTACAGGATGCTGATGCCCTCGCGCTCGGGTAACCGCGATGACGTGGTCAAGCCGTGGGCCAGGAAGTACGGGCCGCGCAGGGTCTTGAGCACCGGGTCGCCGTAGCCGTGGCGGATCTGGCGCACCAGCGTGCCGTTGGCGTACTGCGAGGAGGCCGAGGCAAGCTGACCGGGGCCGAGCAGCACGATGGCGCACGTCTGGTAGTCCCAGGCTTCGATGACGGTGATCTGGCGGTGCTGCTGCACGATCCTGGGCCACTCGGAGCGGGCCAGCGCCATGGCGCGCGGCTCGAGCTGCCGCCAGTCGTCGGGTGCCAGCACGTTGCCGTCGCGGTCCAGGCCGGTGCCGAATCTGGCCAGCGCCTCGAGGTAGGGCATGGTCTTGATCTCGACTGCCGCGGTGAAGCCGTTCTCATTCTGGTTGTAGAAGAACGTCTCCGGCGGCACGTCGGTGGTCGCGATGGGGTACGGCGCGAGCAGCTTGAGCTCTTCGGTCTGACGGTTGAACAGGCGCGTCTGGGCGTCGGCGTCGTACTCCTGCTCCGCCAGGATCTCTTCTTCCATGGCCTTGACCTGGTCGGAGTACTCGCGCCAGGCGGAGTTGGCGCGAGAGATGGTCTTGAGCACCGCCTCGCCCTTGGCCACCGCGGAGTAGACGAAGCTGCGCAACAGGGGCCGGCGGGAGTCCTGCTCCTGGCGGTGCCACGAGGCGTCGAAGAAGTGCTCGCGCAGGGTGGCGTTCTGCTGGGCGGCGTCGCCGAAGGCGGTCGGGTGGTACTGCACCGTGGGCGCGTTGGCGCACAGCGCCGACACCGTGGTGTCGACGATCTCGCCGGCCAGCGGGTTGCGCATCTCCAGCGCGGTCTTGCGGTACGCCTCGGGGATCTCGACGTAGGTGTCCTGAAAGATGATCGAGTCGATCAGGCCGTACTGCTGGTTGCGCACACGGAAGCGGACTTTCAGCTCGTTGGCCAGGTCCAGCGTCTGGCCGAGCAGCAGGCTCTCCTCGCTGGTGGGACCGCGCGCGCCGCGTGCCGGCGGCGAGGCGATGGCCATCTAGTCGTCCTCGTCGTCGTCGACCGGTTGCCAGCCGGCGTGGACTGCCAGCCAGTGCTCGTGCAGGTCGTCGTGCTCGAGCAGGCCGTAGGACAGGTCGCCGTGGCGGGTGTGGAAGGTGACGATGCCGTCACCCTGGCTGACCTTCTCGCCGTCGGCGTTGTCGAGCACCTGGTCAGAGATCTCGATGTACGGGTCGGCTTGCAGGATGCAGAACGAGCCGTCCTCGGGGTTGTAGCGCAGGCTGAGCACGCCGACGCGCGGCACGCCCGTAGTCTAGCGCGTGAAACGTGGAATGTTTCACGCTAGCCGAAGACGGCGCGGGTGGCCTGCGCCGGTGGGGGCAGCGCCTCGGTGCACAGGCCGTACCTGAGCGCGTCGCAGGCATGGTCTGACACCTCTTTGGTGCCGCGGGTCTGCTGCGTGTCCTCCGGGTCCAGCGGGTCTCTGACGAGCGCGGGCAGCTCCCGCTCGAGGTTGGGGCACGCGCCTCTGACGATCCTGAGCCGCGGTGGCCCGTCGTCGTGGGCCAGCGCGCGGCGCATGATGGCCCAGCCCTGCTTGCGGTTGTTCTGGCCAGGGTAGATGCCGATGCTGACCATGCGCGCCAGGCCGCGGTCGGCGTACACCTGCGCGATGCTGGGCCGCTTCTGCTCGCTGCGGGCGTTGAACATGCTCGGGTCGCACACGACCTGCAGGATGTGCTCGTCAGCGCTGCGCTGCTTGATCAGGTCGGCCTGCTGCTCGTCTCTGAGCCCCGAGGTGTACGCCTCGCCATACACGTACACCGTCCTGGTCTCCGGGTCTCTGGCCAGCCATAGCGCGCAGAACGGCACCGCGAAGCCGTAGTCGACGGCGACCCAGCGCGGCCAGTCCGCGGGAATCTCGAAGCGCGACACCAGATGCTGGTCCGGGTCCCACTCCGGGAAGAACATGCCCTCGGCGGCCACCCACAGGCCGAGGCGCAGGCGCTTGTGCAGGTAGCCGGTCAGGCTGTCCAGCGTCTTCAGGTACTGCGTGCCGAAGTCGGTCCAGCCTTTGCTCGCGTGGTCATAGAGCTGCGGGTTGTACTCGTGCCTGGACTCGAGCAT